AGGTGTAACAACTTGGGCGTTTTTTTGTTTCACCTGAAACTTATGTGGCATTTCCTTGCGGATACGCTTGTCTATTTCAGAATAATATTCGTCAGTAGTAGGGTCGAACCCTTCCTCACCAACAATCTGATTGTGTATAGCGGTAGCCGCAGCTTTCATAATGTTGTCTTTTTCAAACCATTCATTTTTAGCCAGCCATCTTTCCAACTTAGGATCAGGCGCTTGTCTTTGTGGTTGTTGCTGCGGTTGTTGCTGTTGCTGTTCAGCTTGAGCCTGCCTTTGCTGTTCTTCTCTTTGAGCTTTGGCTGTTTGCAGGCGAATGCGTTCTTTTTCGATAGCAACTTGTGACAATGCGGATTGCGCTTCTGCAACCTTTTCATAGTCGCCAGCTTCGTGCGCTTCTGTCAACGCACGTTTTGCTTGCTGTTCCTGAGATACAACGCGGCCTTCATACTCAGACCTGTATCCCTGATCTAGCTGTTGCAACCTAGCTTTCATCTGCTGGTTTTCTTGATGAACTTGTTGAGCGTACTGAACAGCAGCTTCGGCTTCTTCAGACGCAGCTTTGCGTTTTGCTGTTAATTGATTGATACGTTTTTGAACGCTCTCACTGTAGCTTTCTAACTCATCATCGCCGTTAGACTTTTCACGAACTTTTGTTCGGGTTTCTTCAGGAGCAACAACAACAGATTCAGATGAGGACTCTTCGCTGTCATCCTCAAACTCGACTGTTGTGCCTTCTAGCTCTTCGCTATTAATGTTTTCTTCAACCATAGACATTATTTAGAACTCCATAATCTTCTATACATACGAAATATCTGTTGGGTCAAGTATTGTGGATATAATATTATCGTCATTTATGATTCTGACCTCAAGACCATCCACTTTAAACCTATTCCCAGCATATCTTCCTATAAGAACCCAACTTTTCTCCTGACAATAGGGACCACTAGGGAACTTTTGTTCGTCTTTGTAAGCGTCTGGACCCAACTTAACCACGTAAGCAGATACGGTAGCAAATGATTCACGCTCTCTAGTTTGATCTGGAATATACAAGCCGCCCTTTGTTTTGGCGCTAGGATAATACGGAATGATTAAAACGCGATAACCCGTAGGCTGCGGTAATCTTTCCAGTGCAGAAGCCTCAAGATTAGACGGGTCTTCTACGTTTTTATTGTCCTCTTTTGCGTTGTTATCCTTAAACGCATTTTCTATTGGTTTAGATAATTTTTCTTTCTTTGCAGCTTTTAAAACATGGTCTGGAACATACAACTTTTTATTCATCTTCCAATTCTACGCCTTTCATCGCGGTTTTAAGTAAATCCTCACAGTAGGTCATTCCGCGTATTTCGCCCACCAGATACCGATACTCATCCCAAGATGAGGCCGAACCGTCCGCAATTCCGTCTTTCAACCTAGAATTACGCTCACGTAGTTCCTTCAACATATATTCTGCTAAATGTAAAGCGTCCATACTTGTCTCCCCGCGCACATGGTATGCAAATGTTCGGGATATACAAGTATTTTAAGCAAAAATCTACAAAACCCCCATAAATCTTTGGGGTTTGGCTATTTTGCTATGTTTTTTTAACCGTCTTGGTCTTTTTCTTGGCCTGCTTTTTAACTGGCGCTTTGGGCTTACTGGCAGGTTTTTCCGCGATAGGCGGCGTGGCTTCATTTTGCACCTCTGCTACAATTACAGGTGGACGCTTTGCCTCTTTAATGACTTGCGCCATTTTTTCTCTTACAGATGAACTCATATTATTTCCTATCTTCTATTTGCTTACGTTGTTGTGCAATCAAAATCTTTTGGCGTTCCAACTCCAAGAACTGCCTGTCTATTTCAGTCATTTCAGGAAAATCTACGATATTATCCTGTATTGGCTTTTGTTGCATTCATCACCGCAATTTCACGCTGCGTCCGTATTCTGTCTTCGGCAATTCTGGTCTTATCGTCCAAAGCTGCTTCAGAAACATCAATGCGCTGCTGATTTACTAGAACGTCATTCTTTTCCTTCTCACGTTCTAACTCCTGTTTGGCCTCAAACTCTGAAGACTTGCGCTGCATATCAGCCGCTTTTAACTGAAGTTCCTGATTTCGTATGTCTACCAGAGGGTCAGACTGCTGTGGTGGCTCTACAGCTTGCGCCATGCTTTCAACCATATCTGCAATCATAACAGCAGCTATCTGGTCAATCTGTGGCTTAATTTGCTGCATCATCATTTGCATTTGTTCTGGGTTTTGCTGCACTTCAGGCGGTATTCTTTCCATGACCTGTGCCTGTGCCTGCTTCTCAGCCATAAGCCCTATATGCTCCTGTATATGGCCCTGTAAGGCCACGATAGACGCAGGGTTAAGCTGCATGGCAGGTGTAGACATAACCGCCATATGAGCCTCTATGTGAGCCTGATGGTCTTGTTCTGGAAACGCCTGTAACGGTATACCCATAAGCGCATTCTGATTTTCTTTAGCAGCATTAGCAGGCGGGGGTGGCGGTGGCGGTGGGGGCAAAATAGCGTCAATGTTCGTAACGCCCAAAGCCTCGTACATCTTGCGATACGCCTGATACAGCCCCATAGGACCGCCGTGTATCTCAGGGTTAGACTGCACCAACTGCAATTCGCTTTGCGCCAAAGCAATGCGCTGCGACATGGAAAAGATGTTCGGGTCTGAAACAGGCAAAACATCAATGCGCTCATCAAAGTCCTGCGCTTTTACTTCAGGGCCAAACTCTTTGGACGCCATATAAGGATATGGCTGCAAGTCTTGCGCAAAAATATTAGACAGAAGTTTAAATTCCATCTTTTGCGAATAATGCAACCGCTTATGAATAGCGGACATAACCTTAGTTCCGCGCTCCATAATAGCCATAGTGGTGCCAACGGGCGTTTCACCGCTCATCTCACCAACCTTCATGTCAGCCATAGATGCAAACCTGCGACCAGCATCCACCAGCGTACCCAAAAGGTTATACAACGTGCCAGATGGTTCTTTAAACGGCAATGGCATTAAAGACGCCTGCAATGTCTGACCAACTACGTCAATATCGCGGAACTCTCCCGGTTGTATCGGGCTGTCTTCATCACGAATACGCGCACCACGGGCCTTAAAACCCGCTGGCAAGTTAGCCAAAGTACCAGCATCAATAAGCTGACGCAGCAATGACGTTGATGCCATAGCCAAGCCGCCAATCATATGCGTCAGACCCAAGCCATAAAAACCCAAACCGGGCAAAAACTTGTAATGCACAAAGTATTTCTGCGCACGTTTCATAGGATCATTCTCAGGGTAATTACGACGAACAGACAGTATTTCGTTCGTATCCTCAAGGATAGTAACAATGTACGGTAGCTTTAAGCCTGTAGGCTCACCGTCCATACCAATGTCCTCAAAGCCCTCAATGTCTAAATCAGTGTGAACCTCATAAAGCGTCAGGTCTGATGACGCATTAGACGGGTGTACGCCCTGTATGTCATCAATTGACTCCTGCACTTCATTCATTTGTTCGCCATAACTGCCGTCACTAGGAATATCTATATCCCTATAGAAGCCAGCAAGTTGCAGCTTTCTAACCTCGTTAGAATCCATCGAAATACGGTGCGTAATGCGTGGCGAACTAGCCAAATCAGGTGTGCCGTAAGGAACAATAAGGTCTTCTGCGTGAATAAACTTACTAACAGCGCGTTGCTTTAGTGGATCACGGTAAACCTTCTTAAACGTAGAGCCAACAACAGGCAGATAAAACAACATCTGATCCAACTCAGGATCATATTCTTCCATTTCATAAGTAATCTGGTAATTCATGTAATCTTTGACGCGCTCTGCTTGCTTAACCAGCATTTCGTTCTGCGCACCAATTACTTGCGTTCTAACAGGACCATTTGCAGGTAAAAGCTCACGATACGCCTGCGCTTGAAACTGCGTTACACTTTCTGCCAGCAATGGATGAACAACGCCTGACGAACCCTCAAAAGGCTCTGTGCGCTCTTCAGTCTTCATGCCTAGAAATTCTAAACCCTGCTTGTACGTGTCTTCCCAATCTTGTCTGGAAGACAAATCGTCCTCAATCGAACCAACCAAATCAGAAGAAATGCGACCAAGAACAGAACTATCAATAACATCAGCAAGATTGCCATCAAAAGCAACAGTTGGAACAACGCCCATTCCATCGTCGTAATCCCCCACTATCGCACTGCCGTCATCAAACTCAAAAACACCGGGTTGTTGCGGTAATTCAGGAATGTTAGCCAAAACGTTTTCTTCAGGCAACATAGGCATTTCAGGAATGCCGCCCGGACCAGAATCACGATCTATAAAAGCCATATTATATTCCTATTTTAGCGTTGAGGCAGAAAAGCTCTACCAACGAAAGGACAGAAATCGGGAACCGTTGACGTAAGCCGCTGGGAGGAAAACGGGCTGTCAACTTAATCTGCCTCAACCTCTTTAGTTACTGTCACAATAGGACAGTTAACATAATACCCCTTAGACATTATCTTACGCCACGAAACTTTGTGCCGCGCAATGCCGCCCCACCACCACGGGAAAAACCTGAGTTTTCATCCTTCATTGGCGCAGTTACGGGCTGACGATAATGCTCCTGCATTACACCGTCCGTTTCAGTAGAAACAGCGCCGCCCTTTGCCATCATTTTAAAATCTTCGCCAGATATTTTACCGTCTTTATTTTTATCTAGCTTTTTTTGACCACCACTTAATGCCATTATATTGCTCCTAATAGTATTCTCTGCGCCTATTGTAACTGTATTCATCTTCATCGTTATAGTCAGTTCTGGTCACGATAAAACCGCCCTGTCTAAAACGCAGTATAGCCTGTGTCATCGAATCCGCCAAGTCATCATGTTCACCATGCGGAAATGCAGCGCATTCTTCCATAACTTCGTCAGCAAAGTTAGTCTCAGGACACCACACAATGCCGCTCTCAAACACAGGTGCGCAAGAGTGCATGCGCGTAAACTTATCAGCGCCCCTGCTAGGTGTAAATGGCGTTACAGGTATGCCCATACGCCGTAATTCCTGCGTTAAAGGCATGCCAGAACCCTTTTGTTCTATCAAAACCATGTCAGGATCATACTCTTGGTACATATCATTGGCCTGTTCCTTTAATTCAGGAAACTCCCAACGCCCCTTAACCGCATCAAGCAAAATAATGTGTTCTTCGCCGCTTTCTTCCTCAAGAAATATGCCCCAAGTCGTAATAGCACTGTAGTCAGCACGATCACCCTTACTAAAGGCCGTATCGTAACTCTGAATAATGTATGAACACGCTGGCGGGTCTTCTTTTTCCCAAATATTCCACCATTCACGCTTAATAATCGCACCCTCTTCAGCAGTAGGGTTCTGCATGTACTGCGCATTCCATTTTGCTACAGGAATAGACGCCTTTACGCCCTCAAGTTCATCCAAACTCCAATATTCAGGCCAAAGTGACTCGCCAGAAGGCATAATTGCAGGAAATTCAACAATTTCCCACTTATCAGCGCCCTTTTCGCTCTGTTTTGCCAGAACTTTCGCAGTTAAATCACGAATAGACCACCGCGTCATAACAATAATTATCGCGCCACCGGGCTGTAAACGCTGTCTAGGGCCAGAAGTGTACCACTCATACACATTATCTAGCGCAGTTGTACTAAGCGCATCCTGTTCTGAAACTGGATCGTCAATAATTGCCAAATCAGCGCCACGACCAGCCAAAGCGCCGCCCACACCAACCGCATAATATTCACCACCGCCGCTGGTACTCCAACGTCCACTAGCCTTTGCATCAGAAGCCAAGCTGACTTTAGGAAATACATCCCTAAATTCTTCTGAATCAATCAGGTTTTTAATTTTACGACCAAAACCAACCGCCAACTCCGCCGTGTGCGTGGCCTGAATAATCTTCAGGTCAGGTCTGCGCCCCATAAGCCACGTTGGAAATAAATAACTGGCGAACTCAGACTTCGTATGACGCGGCGGCATGTTAATGATTAAACGTTTTAACTTACCGTCAGCCACAGCCTGTAGTTTTTCCGCATAAA